AAAGTGAAAATCACCAAACAAAGACTTAAAGAGATTATCAAGGAAGAGCTTCTGGAACGTCTGGGTGCGCGCGACAGAGATAAATTGGTATCCCGAATAAAAAGGCTTCTTTTGCATTCCACTATTGATGAGGAAGGGTTTGCAGCTCTAACGAGACTGGTTCACAACCTAGAAAAGCAATATCCTATACCTGAAAGAAGGCCCAGGCGAGGCGAAGTTCAGTTTTTTGAGGAAGAATAATGAAAATCACCAAACAAAGACTAAAAGAGATTATCAAGGAAGAGTTTCTAAGGGGGTATCTTGAAAATCTAACCGAAGCGCAGCACAAAGAGCTGCCGGCAAAAGTACATGCTAAAGCGAAAATGCTACAGTCAGAAGAAGGTTATGAAAAAGATCAAGCATATGCAATTGCCATTAGCAAGCTTGGATTAGAACAAGAGGGTAGGTTGGGAGGCTTTAGAGTAGAAAGAGAGCACCTCATTCGTGCCGGATTACCAGCTAATCTAGTCAATAAAGGGTTTTTTGATCTTCTACAGAACAATCTTCAGCTCGTCAGTGCTGACCGGGCGATGCGGGCTATTCAAGCCGCGCTGCGGGATCCCAACGGTCGGAAAGCTGCGATGAGCGGTTCTGCGAATACTTTATTACAATTAGTAAAGGCTAAGTTATAATATTATGAAATACTCCATGTCAAAGTTGAGAGCTATAGTTAAAGAAGAACTCTTCTATAGAGAGTTTCATCGAAAAACTGAAGAATTAACAGAAGCTTCTGAAGAAGAGACTGTCCGTCAAGATACTTTGGCCGTTCACAAACAAAAGCGCGCAGAGAAGGCGGCGAAGCAACATGCAGCTGACCGAAAGGTTAAGGCTCAAAAGTTTGCAACAAAAAGCGCAAAATTTGATGCGGAACAAAAAGAAATCAAAAATTCAGGTAAATGGTGGCTAGCAGGTCTATCTAGATCCATTTATATTCCCAACAGCATTGACCGTGATCGAATAAAGGATTGGTTAGTATTTTATGCCGGGGACTATATACCTAGTACAGATTTGAATGATATATTTTATGTTTACGAGCCAGACCCTGTAGACCTTATCAATCCAGTGTTTAGATGGATCCCCGGGGAAGAAAAAATGTTAGATGTACCGAGCTTAAAGGATTAAAAATGAAAACTACAAAAGCAAGATTATTACAATTAATTAAAGAAGAACTTGAAGTTATTTTAACAGATGACGAAGCTGTTGAATTATTCGGTGATGAAATTAAAGAACAAATTAATGAATTTAACGGCGGAATTATGAGCGCCGATGATGTTCCTTTTGTACCACTTCGTCAGTCCCCACGGGGTGATTTAGAAGACGAGCGTGTACCAGCAGATGATCTTTATGATGAGGTCTTTGCTGCTAGACAAGCCGTAGACAACGCTGTGCGCCTCTTAGACAACCCAGAATACGATGCGGTATATGAGATGGTTCAGCAAGCATTCAACTGCCTAGGAAACGCCATGAACGCCCTTATTGAGCACGGAGCCAATCCCCCACAAGATAAAAGAACAGTAGCTCAAGCTCCTGGGTCTAAGGAAGACTCTGAGATGCGAAAACTTACCTACATTGGAGAAGACGAACAAAAATAATTTACTTTTTTGTTCTAATTCGTTTTAGCCAATGATTTCATTTGCTTCCGAACATGCGAATTTAATATTAGTTATATTCCTCTTCTTGCTTTCTCTTTTTTTATTTCCTGAAGATAAAAAGAACCATAGTTAAACTGTTAACTCAGGAGGCTTATGGAGAAATGGCCAGACGAAAAATAATGCACCCCTTTAGGATATCACTGGGCGATGTAGTTTCAGATGTTGCATCAGCATATTTGGGATTACCGGAAAAGGTTGGTATCGTGATTGAACGAAAAGTTAAAAATAAGATAAACTTTTATCATGTGGTCTGGATAGGATATACAAACAAGGACAATGAAGCGCAGGTGACAAAAGACCCTGGATCACCAGAATGGATGCCAGAATCTTCATTAGAAGTGCTTGTTTCTGCAATTAACGAATAGTTACTATAGGGGGCCAACGAATGGATAACTTTTACAGCTTTATTATTGAGTACATAAAACGACAAGATAAAGAAAGTAAAAGATTACCGATACAGGTGCCAGTTGAAGAAGTATTAGATGAGAGAGAAGAAGTAGAAAAAAAGAAAGAGCCCCAGAGAGGCGTGGTAGTAATTGAAATGTAAGACCGATACTGTTTTTAAATTTTTAATAATTTTTATTTTAATCGATTTAATCGCAACAACCTACTGGGTCGCCGCTGGCCATGCATCAGAATTTAACCCTTTGATGAACTTTTTCATTAAAAATTCGTACGTTAGCTTCTGTATCGCAAAATTACTCATTTCATTTTTTGGAATTCTTGTTTTACGAAAACTTCAATCAAATAATCAAAAATTAGTTTTTAGACTGAGCATGCTCGCAACTGGAATCTACGCTTCTGTTGTCGTATGGCACATGTACGGGATATTTCTATTGTTAATCGGCAATAGAGTCCTTATTTAAAATATAAAACTAATTACTTAGCAATGTTAGAGTCAAATCATTTAAAAAACAATGGTGTTACCTACCTTGAACATGCTTTTTTTGCCATACCTATAGCAATTAGGATGCTTCTTTCTTCGTTATTACTGACGATTCATGCGATTTTACCATTTATCAAGATGCCGGAAAGCTTAAGCATCCTAGGAGTGTCTAATTATTTGTTTGATAGGCATGCAAGAAGCCATGAAAAGGCGATAAAGGCTAAAAATAACAATGAAACATAAAGTAATTAACAATTCTACTGCAAATTTATACCACTTAGAGCAGTTTGTTGATCATTTTTTTCCCTATTCCCAAGAAAGGCTTAAATTTGATCAGCCAGTGACAATATATTTGCAATCTGACGAAGAAAATGCGCAAAAAATGCTTGGAAAAACAGCATATTACGACCCACAAGACCTATCTTTGACTCTTTTTGTTGATAATCGCCACCCAAAGGACATTTTACGCTCTTTGTCACATGAATTGGTACATCATGCACAAAATTGTCGGGGTGAATTCGGAGGCTGTGACGCTCCGGGGTGGAACCAAGCATGCGTTAAGGACACCGGCCCGGGATATGCTCAAAAAGACCCTCACATGCGAAATATGGAGCTAGAGGCGTATACTAAAGGAAATATTATCTTTAGAGACTTTGAAGACCTAATTAAGTTAGGCAAAATTAATATAAAAATTGATTTTAATGAAGGAGATGAACAAATGTCGCTCAAAGAGTGGAAAAATAACGAAATTAACAGTTTACTGCTAGAAAAGTGGGGACTTACAAAAGAAAAGCGATTCGCTAACGACCCAAAGCTCGATAATGATGGAGACGGGGTACCAAAGTGGGCTGATAAAGACGATAACGACCCTAAAGTTAAAAAAGAGGGTAATCTTGACGAAGTTGAACATGATTGTGCAAAGCACGTTCGCATGAAAGAAAGTGGCGAAGAAGGTTATGTAGTAGATCATAGTCTCACTGAAGATGGCACCGTTGAGCGATACACTGTCAACTTTGATGGCAATGTTGTAGAAGATATCAATGTTGACGATCTTACTGTTTTAGAATCTCGCCATCACAACCACCGTGACAGACGATATATGGGTGAGACTGAAGAGCCAGATCTTGATGAAGGACATGGAATGCACGGAACTGACAAGAAAGAGGATGAAGAAGATAAAAAGAAAAAAGCTTCACCTCAACAGCCAGCAACCATGCATCGAGCAAGGCCAACTCCTCGTAGAGCGCGCCAGAAGGGGCCATCCGTTCGAGGAATGCGCTTTGAAGAAAGTAAAATTGATGAATTAGTTAACAGAATTGTTGAAAAATTACAAAACACGGAGGAAAACTAAAATGACATCACCTAGAAAAAAGAAATTATGGCGCCACCAGCAAATGTTAAAGGCCCAACAAGCTGCAGCTGCCACAGCAGACGCTGCCGCTGCAACCGCTGATACAGCGACTGCAACTGCAACTGCAGAAGCAACTGCCACTACCGCTGCAACTACAGAAACAGCCGATAATGCTGCTGCAGCTGCTGCAGTTACAGAGACTGCTTCTGTTGCCGCTAACGCTACAGCGACAACTACGTCTACTAGCTCTACCGCTAAAAGAGCAACAAAAAAGGCCACAAAGACAACCACAAAAACAGCCCAATAGATTAAAATGGATTTAGCTACACTTACAAGACGGTTTTTGATGAATGAAGCACAAGGTCCAAATATACAAAGTTATATTTTGGCATTGGGTGAAGTAATTCAAAATATAAAGCCTGGGACTCAAAGAGACCAGCGCCGTCTTGAAGTTGCTAAAAGTCACTTAAGAGAAATAAAAAGACACACAAGGCGACTACAGGAGCGAGTCAACGTTTTAGAAGAACGTGTTAACGTTTTAGAAGAACAAAAAGGAGATTAATTATGGGCGTAACCCATATGATGCACCCGTTCGATCTACCTAACGTTAAAACGGGAAAAGATCTATTAAATTTTTTTCAAAAAGCAGAAGAATACCTTAGAAAAAACTCTGCTGCAGTTAAAATTGATGGTACTAATGTGCCCATTAAATTAATTGATGGCGACTTTGGAAAACAATTTGCTGGAGATCGGGGATCTCTTTTCCCTGCCGATGTTGTTGGTTTAACAAAGAAAAATGTCGAAACAAGATTTAAGGCCGGTCATGGGTTTATTGATATAATTCCATCAGTAGCTGCAGCCTTCGATGCAGCCTTTCCTAAAATTAAAAAAGAATTACAAGCCTTGGGGATGATGGATGATTCTTCAATTTATCTAAATACAGAATTTTTACCTGCATCTGGATTAGGAAATGTTATCCAATATGGAAGTCAAGAAGGCGAAGATCCAATAAACACTATAGCAATTCACAATTTAAGCCAGTTTTATTCAAAAGAGGCAAAAACAAAAGGAAAAGTATCAAGGCCAGGGTTACCTAGGCCAACCGATCCTATAACAAAAAAGCCGATAACAGACGCTGCAACTGAAATTGCATATGACGAGTCTGTCATGGCTAGTCTAATCCAAAAGATGAATGCAGAGATGAAAAAACAGGGACTACCTTACAAAGTCTTTGGAAGTGTTCCAACAAATAAGCTAAATATCGACATTAATTTAAGCGAAGTGTTAAACTCTCCTGTTTCTATTTTACTAGACGAAGAAGCTACCACAAAGTCATTGGGTGAGTGGTTAAGTTTTGCTATTAATCCAAAAAGAGAAACTATAGAACTGAATAATGGAAACACTGTTGCTGCCGTTAATAAACAAATCTATCAGTTGATAATCCCAGAAAATCCAAATGAAGCAACCGCTGTAGCAAAAATTTTAGCAAACCCAGAAAGGGATTATAAAAAAACAATCGATGGCGCTGTGTTTTATCATGCAACAAGATTACTCGGACAAGCTATATTAGATCCTTTAGATAGTGAACTAGGTCCAATCATGGATCATGAGGGGATTGTCCTCCGTGACAAAATATTTGGTGCCAACCCTGTCAAAATTACAGGAAACTTTATTTTGGGAGGTCTAGCCTCCTCGTTTAAACGAAACGAATCATTGTCTGAAGAAGAACACCCCGTTGGTGAAAACTCTGTTGTCTTTATACCGGGTGGGTTTAAGCCCCCACACAAAGGTCATATATATCTCATAAAAACAGCAATTGAACAAGCAAAAGGCTCTAAACCTTACATAGTTACAGGTGAAACTAAAAGAGATGGTATAACTCTAGAACAATCTAAGCGAATTCTCGATCTTTACCTTAAAAATGAAGAGGTTGGAGTGGGTTTCTCACGTAGTGAGTTAGATATACTATTTGTTCCTGAAAGTGGTGTACCAATGCTTGATGCAGAAGGGCGCGAAAAGCTTAGAAAAGATGGCAACCCAATACTTACTAACAGCCCCCTTCAAGTAATTTATAATAAATCGATGGAACTACCTCCAGACACAACTATTTTTATTGCATCAAGCACTGCAGACCCTGCGCATGCATCTGTTGGAAAATCCATTAAACAAGCTAGAGAAGATTTAGATATTAGACCTCTGAGCATAGAAATTCCTGAAGAATATATGGATCCAAAAACTGGTGATAAATTAAGTGCTACGGTTCTAAGAAAAGCCATCAAAAATAATGATTTTGAAAGGTTTAAAGACTTTGTGCCCGATTCTTCTCTGAAGAACGCTGGTTTTATATTTCATGAAGTTTTGGGGGGAGGTCAAAGGTCGTCTCATGACGAACCATTTCAATCTCCCGATCTTTCTGGGGTAGAAGATGAAGAGTTAGACGAGATGAGTGTTTCAACTGGTGTTGGTGCTATGGGGTACATGGGCCGGCCAAGAAAAAGAAAGAAGCAGTTAAAAGAACTATTTATTAATGATGTTTTAAACTACTTAGTAAAGTAGGGGATCCTGTAATATGTCAATCAAAAGAGAAACGTTTTTAAAAGAATTAGAACTTCGCGAAAATATTCAGCGCGCAATTCGGCTTGTTAAAAATAAAAAAATTCAAGAACTTAATGAACAAAAGCAAAACGAAGAACAACTTCGAAAGCTAATTCATAGAACAGTTAAAGAGCAAAAATTAACAGATATTGAATCTGTATACGCCTTCCTGTTCGAACAAGAGGAGGTTGACCCTGATGAGTCCCCACACCATTCAACAGCTATCAACAAGCTAGAAACACTTCTCAAAGTAATCATAGACAAGCTAGAGGATGGCTATAAAGCCCTTACAACCGACCCAGAGCAGAGAGTGTCTTATCGGGCACACATCATCAATGGTGTTGTTAATGCTTTGGCTGTGGTTGATTCTAGAGACGAGACCCAAAAAGGCATAGCTGAGGCCGTTGATGTAGCTGTTGACGGCGAACCAGAGGACGATGAATCATTTATTCCAGTGAGAGATGTTGACATTAAAAAATTACAAGATCCAGATCCAGAAGTGGAAAAAGCTGAAAATTTTGACATCCAAGGGATGGATGAAACTGGTCGTGATTTTGCCTTAGAGGCATTTGATGAAATTGATTCTCAGATTGTTAATGTCTATGCCAAACTCCGAAACCCAGCAGACAAGAAAGAGTTTAAGGATTACCTAATAACCAACTTAAAAATCCACTTTGATATTTTCGAAAAAGAATTAGATGCTAAGTTGCCTGAACCAACAACTCCGGAGTATGAGAAGGAAAAAGCTAAGATGAGCGATATGGAAGCCGACCCGGTGGCTATGGCCGAAGAGGATATTAGCTTAGACCTGAATGAAATTAAGCAATGGCTAAAAGAACAAAGAGAATAACAGGAAAAAACGAATCTTATAGCATTTCTAGAAAACTGCGATTAAACAATAAGTCGTCTGATGAATTTGAAATTATGTTAAACGCTCTCTCTGTAGAGGAGCTTATTGCCTTAAAATTAGAACTAGCTACAAAGGCAGTTAAAAGTAAAATGTATGGCATACCTCTTTGGAAGAAAATGCCAGAAATAGCAAGAGATGCCGTATTTAAATACGCAGTATCTGCAACACAATCTAAAACAGAGGCCGCAAAGTTTTTAGGCATATCGCAATTAAGGTTCAATAAATTACATTGTCGATACGAAATCGATGAATATTTTAAAGAAACAAAAGATTAGTAGTATACTTAACTTAACTACAACAACTTAAAGGGGGTGACAAGGTATCGACAGGGTATAATGTACTGGATAGTGCAAGCTGTGAAACTGCTGACTAAATCACAAAAAAACTTAAGTCAGAATTAATACAACTGCCAATAACGCAGATTACGATTTAGCCTTAGCTGCTTAATCCTTGGTTGCTCTTCATACCAAGTGTCCAAGAAGAGCCTAACAAAAAAAACGTTTGTTTTTTAGTTTTGTCGGATTGAAAAAAACTAAAACAACTGTCACAAATTGTGACTAAGCTTGTGAACGACTTGATAGTGTATATGCTTTGGACGGCGGTTCGATTCCGCCCACCTCCACCAAAGATTATGTTTAGTTGGCTAAAAACAAGAATAAACAACAAATTGAGAAACTTCTCAATTGAGCGACTAAAAGCATTTCTCAAAAAGAATGGTTTAGCTTTTGTTATTATTTTTGTTGGATGGGAAATTATTGAGGATGTTGTTTTTCCTATTATATTTGGAATGTTGGGAAACTATATCCATCCGGCGTTCTACGCAGGCATTCCAGCCTCTTTAATTTTATGTTTTCATTGGTTGGCCATCCCAATTCTTTGGGGGTTGTGGTTAAAAATAACAAACAAATCAGATACTTATGATAATCCTGATTGTTGTGAATGAGAGTATATTATGAACAAATTTATTAAAAATATAGCAATATTAGTATCGACCCTTGTTGTGTTGGCAACAATGTCCATTACTCAGCTTACATATGCATCTGATTTTATATCAAATTTTGAAAAGGTGCCAGCTATGGCTAAAAGCCCCCTTAAGGTTGGCACATGGGGCCTTACACCAACCATAATTGTCTGTGAATATGCTCCAATAAGCCAGACGCAGGTTAATTCAGCAGTCATGTTCTGGAAAGGATTAGGTCACAAGTTTTACTCAACTCAATATAAACATGATCCTTTGAATAAGTGTTCGAACCCACAACCAGTTGGTTATATTGTAATACACTTGGTAACAATGGGGGTTCCTATGGAGCAAAATGCTCTAGCGCAGACACATTTTTTTGTTGAAAACCACAGTAATGAAATAAAATGGGCAATTATTTACATGAGAAGTAATGTTAAAAAAACTGTGCTAGAACATGAAATAGGCCACGCTCTAGGTTACCTACATTACAACAAAATTGGTCACTTGATGCATGCAAAGCACATCCAAGGAGGTTGGGACTCCGAAGGTTTAAAAAAATAATTTTTAAAGATATTACTTCGCGCTAGAAAAAAAGACACTAGTTATCTGTGGAGAACAGCTGGTGTCTAAAAATACTAAAAAAATTAAAGTTGGCTTAACGTCGAATCATGGTGAAAATATATGGGGTAACGGCCTAGGTCAAAACGTATGGAACTTATACAGGCTTCTTAAGAAAGCCGGCTTTGATGTGTCTTGTGTTTCAGAAGGTCAAAAGATAGCCGGTAAAAAACTAATATCTACAAAGATTAAACCCCTTATAAAAGAAACTGCTAAAAAATACGATATCATAATAGAGGTAGTACATGGCTTGACTACCGATTTTGCAGATTACTATGTCAATACGGGCGGAAAAATTGCTGGAGTTCAATACGGTAATAATTTATTGATTCACACAGAAGATTTTCTTTTTAGACCTGAGAAGCTGCCAAAACACGAAACCAGAAGACATGAAATCTGGACATCTCCACATTATGAATTTGCAATACCAGCATATAAAGCTTTAGAGAAAATACCGGTACATGTGTGTCCTTATATATGGGACTCTGACATATTTGATGTATACTGTAGAGCTAAAAAATATGATCCCTTTTTCAAGCAAGGGCAAGAGATTAATTCCTTAGCGATGTTTGAGCCAAACTTAAATATGGTGAAAACATCCACAATACCAATATTGATTATAGAAAGCTACTTTGATTCAATTGGGAAGTATGATAAGGATGTATATGTGTTTGGAGCTTTAAAACTCAAAGACAACAACATGTTTCAAGACTTCATTCAGAAACTGAATGTGTTTAAGCATAGAAAGATATCGTTTGAAGGGCGTTGGCACACTCCTTATGCCATGCACAAAGGTCTTTCAGATTTGATCGTGTCTCATCAATGGGAAAATCACTTAAACTACCTACAACTGGAAACAATGTACACCAACAGACCTTGTGTACATAACAATCCTAGATTAAAAGAATATGGCTTTTACTATGACATGTTCGATGTAGATGCCGGTCGCGAACAGTTGAGTATAGCACTTGAAACCCATAGTGATAACTTTAAAGAAACTTCTGAAATGAATAAAGAAAAGCTTTGGGATTACAATCCTTTAAACCAAAAGAATGTAGATGCATATGCAGAGCTTATAACCAATCTTGTTGAAACAAAATGAAAAATACGTTTAGTAGGGTACCAAAAACAGGAGTCATTTATGTGACACAAAGGGCCACTAATGAGGGCTTTTACAGAGGAAACACTGAATGGTGTAATCTAGGCCAAGGGCAGCCGGAAATAGACAAATTAGATCAAGGTGTCGACAGAATAACAAATATAGAGCTTGATTTAATGGATTACGAATACTCCCCAGTCGGCGGTTTGAAGAGTTTTCGCGAAGCAATTGCAGAACAATACAATTCGTTATACAGAGTAGATAAAGCCTCTAAGTATACATATGAAAATGTTTCAGTTTGCCCGGGCGGGAGATCAGCACTGACCAGGCTGGTGGCATCAATAGGAAATATTAATTTAGGACATTTTATTCCGGATTATACCGCATATGAAGAACTATTGGCCTCCTTTAAAACATTCAACACAATACCAATTTTATTAGATCCAGAGAATGGTTACAATATATCATCACAAGAACTAGAAAAAGAAGTGCATGGTAGGGGCCTGGGAGCTTTATTGGTTTCTAACCCCTGCAACCCCACTGGGAAAGTAATTACTGACTCTGCCCTACAGAAGTGGATAAATATCGGAAATGCCTTTGATTGCACTATGATAATGGATGAGTTTTATAGTAGTTACATATACAGTGGTATACCCTCTGGTGAAACTTTAAGTTCTAGTAGGTATGTTGATGATGTAAATAAAGATCCTGTTGTTATTATTAACGGCATGTCAAAAAACTGGCGTTATCCTGGGTGGAGAATTGCTTGGATTGTTGGCCCAAAACATATCATAAGTTCTATCAATAGTGCTGGTAGTTTTTTAGATGGTGGTCCTAGCAGACCTTTACAAAAAGCTAGCTTATCTTTATTTAATAATAAATTATATAATATAGAAACAAAAGCAATACAAACTGAATTTAGAAAGAAGAGAAGAGTTCTATTAGATGGTTTACAAAATGTTGGTGTCTTTTTCGAAAGAGAACCTGAAGGAGCCTTCTATGCCTGGGGTAATATATCTAATCTACCTTCTTCAATCAATACAGGTCAAAACTTTCTAGAAGCATGTTTAAAAGAAAAAGTAATAGTAGTCCCAGGTGAATACTTTGATGTTAACCCAGGTAAAAGAAGAGATAATAATTCTAGGTTTAAAAATCATATAAGATTTTCTTTTGGTCCTAAGACTGAAGTTTTAACAGAAGCAATGTACAGATTGGAAAAAGTTGTAGATCAGCATAAATGATACAAAAGGTTTTCTTTACAGTTTCTATTTTACTTGTTATTATAACTTTTATAAGCATGATCACTGATACTGGATCACCAAAGAAATGGAGCTAACATTGGAAAACGAACAAGAAGAACAAGTGCATGAAGAGGGGCTTCCGTGGAAAGTAGTAGCAAAGTATCCGACATATGAATTGGCAGATCAGGAAAGACATATTTTGTCAAAAGAGCCAAATTTGCAAGTAAAAGTAAAGTACATGTCTCCCAGCAAAAAAAAGGATTATTTTGCGGTAAAAACTAGAGTTGATCCAGAGGTTCAGCTAGCAGAGCGAAAAACCAATAAAAAAAAGAAACGAAAGTCTTGACACATCGTCAATAGTCTAGTATTATTGGTGTATGATTCGAGCCGAAACAAGACTTCAGAGATATAACAAAAAATTAATTAATGCTAAGGTTTATCCAGTCTCGATTTGCGCAATAAATTTTACGTTTGATGAGAATATTGGGTATATTATACGTGCTGCAGCCTGTTTTGGAGCAGAGAAAATACACCTGATAGGTAGGATACCCTCTAGGAGCGCCGTAAAGGCCACTTCCGGCTCGTTATATGATTTTGTGAGTATTGAGTCGCATAGCTCACCTCGCGCATTTCTACAGCGCATGAGAGAGGAAAAAGTACAATTAATATCAGCAGAATTAACTGATCAGTCAAATTCTATAGAAAATTACAAATTTTCATTCGAAAAAAGACTCTGTATTGTTGTCGGAAATGAATCATATGGAATACCAGAAGAGATACTGCACAATAGTGAAAAAGTCTACATTCCAATGCCGGGAATTGGATTTTGTTTAAACACGGCACAAGCAGCTAATATAATGTTGTATGAAACAGTTAAGCAATATGAAAGGTTGAGTAAATGAACATATCAATTGAGAGAGTTAGGAACGGATGGCTAGCGACCATAGACAAGAACGTATGGATCTTCCAAGATGAAGAGTGTGACGCTGAGAAAGATGGTGACTATTTGTCAGAAGCAGATGCTTTAAAGAGATTGCTTGAATTTGTTTTTTCAGATTATTTAGAATCAGAAGTGAGTGGCGGTATAGTTTTGGATTTCGTATCTGAAGGTACCAACCCGAAAGAAGAAAATGAAGAAGCTTAGTATTATAATTTGTGGTTGTCTTTTGTTAACATCTTGTGCGCACTTAAAGTTTGTTAGTTTGCCACAATCAGGTGGCAAGTGTACATCTGACTTTCCAGTGAAAGGAAACGATGGGAACAATGGTTGGATTTATCATACGTTTGATAGCCCTTACTATAACAAGGTTGTAGCAGAGTGGTGTTTTAAAGATGAAGATGCTGCATTGAATTTTGGATATCGAAAGTTTAAAACAAAGAGGAGATACCGGTAGAGGTTGTGAAAATTAGCACCCGTAGCTCAGCTGGATAGAGCAACGGACTTCTAATCCGTAGGTCGCAGGTTCGAATCCTGCCGGGTGTACCATGAATTAATTTATGAAAAATAAAATTTTAACATTTATATTTTGTTTGATTGTGGCCACCTTCATGAAGCTAGCTTGTGTACAGGGTCAGGAAACATCAAAAGAAGATTGTTTTGCCTTATTTCAAGAAATAATAGAAAAACAGAATTTAAGAAGAGCATATCAGCTTGGTTATGAGGAAATGCTACATCGCCACACTAATGGCGAAATTTCTAAAGAAAAATATGAAGTATTTCGAAATGTTTGGTTTATAAAGGAAAACGAGTTGAAAAGCGAGGTAACGGCATTGTATGATGTTGCATATGCCGGTGGCTGTTTTGATTATAAAAAGTAGATTTGGTTGGTAGAAAACTAATCTAGTTATGGAGAAACAATCATGCAGTTAACAGAAAAACGTAAAAGAGAAATAATCCTTCAAGCAATGGTTGAATTCGGATCAGAGCCAGAATGGTATATACAAAATAGCTCAGATATGGGTTTAACCTTGTATGCTGATTGTTGGGAAAACACCACTCTCTCTAGAGAACTTCGAAAAACTCTACCTCACCGTTATCATGGTCTAAGGACGGTTGTACTTCACAGGACTCCGGAGCCAGTAGACCCCGAAGAAGAAAATAAAAAATTTACAGTTTAGATTCACAAACTGCAAAAAAACATTTATACTAAAGAAAAGAGAGTGTTGTGATGAGTAAGAAAACAATTATTGTTAGTGGGGGATTCGATCCCGTTCATGTTGGTCATGTAAGAATGATACAGGAAGCCGCCAAACATGGTGATGTGACTGTCGTAATTAACAGCGATGCATGGCTCCTGCGAAAAAAAGGATATATATTTATGCCGTGGGAACAACGTCGTGAAATAATCCAGTCAATAACTGGAGTACACTCAGTGGAACCAGTAGACGATTCTGATGGTAGTGTTTGTGAAGCACTAATAAGGCTTAAGCCTGACATATTCGGTAATGGTGGGGATAGGACAAATAAAAATACTCCGGAAAAAGCCATATGCAATGAATTAGGAATTGAAATGCTCTGGGCCCTTGGAGGCGATAAAATACAGAGTAGTTCCACGTTGGTACAATCAGCCACAGGATTAAAAGCTAGGTCATATGGAGAAAATGATTTGACAGCACCCTCAGAATCATATATACTAACTCCAGATCATATGATTGGAGATAAAAAATGATTGTGAATGTGGATGACAAGCCGGCCCCCGGTGCTTACTTTATTGATTTTACTTATGCAAGGGAGGGAAATTTCTATCATGCTTATGTAAAGTTAGATGACGTTGTATCTTGGGAATCTGAAATTGTTACGACAGCCGATGCGCCAGAGAAGAGAGAATCTAATCGGCAACCCGGACAACGAAATTGGATTTTGTGTACAACACACAAGACGTACAGGACAGTTGAAAACTTTCACACTATTATGAAAACGTGCAGATGGTATGCTGCTCCTGAAGTAGGATCCCCTCGTTATTCTGGTCGGCTAGATGACATGGCTGTAGTCAGACTAAAGGAAAGTGAAAAAAATGCTTAGTGAATATCTTAAGGTTGCTAAAGAGTTTATCATCGGTGTAGTTGTTTGGTTTTTATTGGTAGTATTGATGTTGTGTTACTTAACTACAGTTGGTACTGCGATATCGTATGTCTTTAATTCATACAATATGGAAGGTTATGTGGACACCTCTTTTGGTTTGGCTGTGTTCTTTGTTGTAATTGGCACAGTCTGGATCCCATACCATATTAAGTCAATATTTAAGTTTATGTTCAAGTAGGCAGGTAGCTCAGTTGGCAGAGCAGCGCCTTTACACGGCGCGGGTCGCAGGTTCGAATCCTGTCCTGCCTACCACTATAGAACAGATGTAGAAATTCCAGCTTTTTTTGCATCTAAGTGTAGCCGCAATGTATCGGCATATTCTTTAAATACAGCTGAGGTATTGAGTGTTATTCTCATCTTGTTAAGAATAAGTTGGGTTGTTGGTGGATAGTAGGCTTTTTGTCGACCAATTAATTGATTAAGTTCTTGAACTTTATCATATGCATAGTAGAAAGCCCTCCCGGGTTCTTTTTGATTAACAAAGTCTAAACCTCGCTGAGCCTCATCTAAAAAATCTAAAACTCTTTTGTTCTGAACATCAGTAGGTTCAGGCGCATTATTAAAATATCTTAGGTAATTAAAGAGGGTTTGAACGTTGTTCGCCATATATTTTCTCATGCTTTCCCAGTGTGACATAACTGTGACATTAGGGTAAAGGTCGTGCTATAAATATTTTAAAAAAAATCCAACAGCCATTTTTTTGTATGTTGTTGAAATGTAACGATATTATTTTTTCTGTAAAAAACCTTTAAAAAAAATAAAAGGAAATGCATTTTTATGCGTCTATGTACGTGATGAGTGGCCCGAGTTCTTGCGGGCACGGGTACACTTATAACCATAAAATAAGGAGAAATAAATTATGGCTTTTGAATTAGGACAAGTAGTTCAGGGACGGCACCTCGTTGCAGGTGACCTGTCCGGTGAATTACAGGTATCCGCCGTTGGTGGACATAGCGGTGACCTCGACGCCGTACTCGCTGGATTAAACAGTGATGTAGAAGCCGAGGAAGCAGCCCGATTGGCAGGAGATCAGCAGTTAGCTGCTGCTCACTCTGCTCTTTCTGGTGGTGTGATCGCAGACAAATATGCAATCAACACAAGAGTTACTGCAGAAGAAGGTGCTCGCGCAGCTGCTGATGCATCTATTGAGGCTCGCCTCGGTGTTGAAGAAGCAGCTGCTTCGGGCTCCGCTGCGTCTTTGACAACTCGTGTTGGCGCAGCAGAGAACGCGATGGCTTCCGCCGTCAGCTCTTTGGTAACTGACATCGAAGACCTTGACGAAATGGCAGGTGATGCTATAGCTTCTATCGACGCCGGATTCGGCGTCTACGTGGGTGATCAAGCTAACTTGAACGGCTCCCAAGACGCACGAATTGGTGCATTGGAAGTATTGCGTGGACAGAAGGATGTTTCCCTCCAGACTCGCCTTGCTGCTGAAGAAACCAACCGAGAAGCTAACCGAGCTTCTTTAACAACACGGATTGGTCAAGAAGAAGGCATTCGTGCTAACCAGACAAGTTCTTTACAGACTCGTTTGGGTCTTGCCGAAGCACAAGCAAACACTGATCGTGGCGACCGAATGGACGCTGTATCCTCTATCGATGTTCGATGGGGTGAAGACGATCTTGCTGACGCATCTCTTGAGTCTCGCTTAGCAGCTGAAGAGACAGGACGTTCTGCAGGCCAGGGTTCTTTGGACACTCGCGTTGCAGCAGCTGAAGCACAAGCAAACACTGATCGTGGCAACCGAATGGATGCCGTATCCTCTATCGATGTTCGATGGGGTGAAGATGATCTTGCTGATGCGTCTCTTGAAGCTCGTGTTGGTGTTGAAGAAGCAGCTCGTGCAGCTGACGTTGGATCTCTCGAAACTCGTCTTGGTGTTGAAGAGGCTGCTCTTGCAGCTGAAATCGCAGCAACAGACGCTGAGGTCACTGCTCTCGGTAACCAGACACTTTCTTTAAGTGTACGGGCACTTGCTGAAGAGACTAATCGTGCAGCTGACATTGCATCTGTTGATGCATACAACGCTGCATTTAAGACTAGCTACGATGCTGATATTGCGTCTATCGACACATACAACTCTGGATTTAAGACCGCATATGATGCTGATCTTCTTTCCGTTGATAACCGTGTCGCCGCTGACGAAGCAGCTCTTGCAGCTGAGATCGCAGCAACAAACGCTGATGTATCTTCTATCGATCTTCGCGTTGCAGGTGAAGAGTCTACCCGAGCGGGTGCAGACTCTTCCTTGACAACTCGTCTCGGTGATGAAGAAGCAGCACGCGCAGCTGACATTGCATCTGTTGATGCTAAGTCTGCCGCCGACAAGACGGCTTGGACCGCAGGGTTCGCCTCTTCCGACACTCGATTGGGTGCTGAAGAAAATGCGCGCGCAGCAGATTCTGCTTCTTTGGCAACAAAGATTGATGCAGACATTGCAGCGTTAATTGATGCAGCTCCAGCACAGCTTGACACACTCAAGGAAATCGCTGATTCCCTCAACTCCGACGCAAGTGCGTTTAACACCCTTAAGGGTCTTATCGACGCTGCAGCTGTTGTTGAGGACGGCGTTAAGGTATCTACCGATGCCCGAATGACTGCGGAGGAAGGCGCTCGCGCCGCCGCAGACAGTTCTCTTGAGACCCGTCTTGCAGCAGCAGAGGCTGAAGAAGCAGCTGATATGATCAGCTCCGACGCACGAGTTCTTGCAGTAGAAAACACTGGTGTTCAGAAGGTTGCCTTCGATGACGCTGGTGATGTATACAGCATGAGCTTCGGCGCAGGTAAGCCAATCATGGAGATGTCCATCGAAGGTGGTCAGATCAAGGTTGAGTTCAAGGTTGCTAGCTAATTTAGCTTAGTTCTCATGAACTACTTAATCTTTTAGATTAAAAATTTGAAGGGGGTGGTCTTTAGGCCACCCCCTTCATCTATATAATATGATATTGCTGCGCTAAGGAACAATAATATGAACAAGAATTATAGAAAATTAATATTGAAATACAGGTACCTTATGGAAGAGGTCCAAGACACTGAAGACCAGATGCAGGATGTACAGACGCTCTTTAATGAAGCAATTGAAGGTGATCTCCGCGCAGATAATTGGAACAAGCATGCTAAAAAAGAAAACCTTAAAGAAGCTCAAGAAGAGCAGGAGGTTAGCGAAGAAGAGGCCGAGGAAGAATCAATTGATCACCCGCATATTATGAAAGTAATTTACAGAAGGTTATCGAGAAAGTGTCATCCCGATGTGGCCCAGTGGCCATCAGAAGCAGCTTTATTTACAGAGTTGGCTGCAGCTTATCGAGAACAAAATTATCTTGTAATGCTTATGATTGCAGAAGATCTAGAAGTGAACATTCAGGATCTTAAAAAACAAATTTCAAAAAAGCATTTTAAATATTTTAATAAAACCCTGAAAGAATTAGAGGGTAAAATATCTAATTATCATGGAAGCTTTGCTTGGATGTGGTACCACGAAGAAGACGAAAAAAGAAAAAAAGCTATCAAAGAACTGTTTTTACAAACAATCGACAATATGAGAAAAGAGGAGTGATAAAATGTCGACAGAAGATAATGAAATAAAGAATTATATTTTAGAACACATGGAATATGTAGACGTAACTTTGCGCGTCCGAGCAGATGACGCTAAACTGCTTTGTAGGTCTCGTTTGGCCATGATAGTCAATAACTATGAAAAAGAACACTCGATGTATGCAGTTAAGATCAATAATCTGCTAACTGAAGGAAAAACAAAACAAATTAAAAAAAACATAGTAGAATATATTGGGTTTATTGATGAGTATCGACAGGCCCTAGTAGAACTTTCAGAGGCGGTAACACTTTTTGTAGAGAGAGAAGCAGACTCTGTAGCCGCACATTTTCCAATTGGAGAGAAGATCGACATGGAAGATTTTAATGCCAAATTAGCTGAAGCCTCAGAAGAACAAGCTGCAGAACTCGCTGAAGAAAATGCAAAAATCAAAAAAGTTAAAAGAAAATCAAAAAAGAAATAAATAGTATAGGAGTATAGTATGCCAGGAGGAAAATCAAATTCATCACCAGTCGGGACAAGCTTCTTGTCTCATAATGTAGGGTTGTACAATGTTGGATCATATCAGGTTAGTAGTGAGCCTTTTTTGACAAGTTCAATAATTGCCCCTGCGAGTTTAGATGTTATATCTGTTGAATTTCCAAAAGTAACAAAGTTTATAGTAATTAGAAATTTAAGACCCGGTTCACAAACCTCAGCACCTCTTAGGTTTGGTTTTTCAGAAAATGGTGTCGGTCGGGCCCAATATATTACTCTGTTTAACGATGAATCATTTACAGCAGATTATAAAGTAACAAAAATGTTTATTCGGGCAGATATTGCACACGCCGCTACAGGCGCAATATATGCAGGTATGACAGGAATTCCTGCTTCACAACTTACACACAACTGGACAGGATCCAAGGGTGTTGGATAGAAATGAGCTTTGGAGCATTCAGATCGAGGCTACCTCGTGATTATTTAGATTCTTTAGAAAACACAAAAAAAGAAGCTAAAGAACATGCAGATGCAAAGGTTACAGAAATGTCTGGTGCCTTCATCACAGACATGCGCGCGATTGAATTAGAAACCCTGGCATTTGCAGAGGCGAAAGTTAATGAATTTTCTGGTGCTTTGGCTACTGAAATTCTTCCAAATCTAGCTGTTTCTGGGGGTATATCCCCTGCAGAATTTGCTGCCCTTAGTGCATCTTTTAATTATGACATGCGCGCAATCGAAACAGAAACTTTAGCATTTGCAGAAAGCAAAGTTAATGAATTCTCTGGTGCTCTGGCTACTGAAATTCTACCAAACTTAACCGTTTCCGGTGGCATATCCGCTGCAGAGTTTGCCGCTCTTAGTGCTTCTTTTAACTATGATATGCGAGCAATCGAAACAGAAACTTTGGCATATGCAGAAGCAAAAGTTAACGAATTCTCTGGGGCCCTTGCTACTGATGTTCTTCCAACCCTAGGTGCTGCCGGCGGAATATCTGCAGTTGAGTTTGCAGCCCTCAGCGCATCAATTGCTTATGATATGGCTATGATGGAACAAGAAACGTTCGCGTATGCAGATACAGTAGTGCAGGCAGCAACGGGGTCAATGATTACTTCTGGCGCCGTCGATACAACTAGTTTAAATACATTAAGTGGCTCTATGGCGGCTGCTATGGCCGCGATGGAGATGCAGCTAGCTACTCAGATTACCAATGTACCAACAGGGGCTTCAACAGCCGAACTGGCCGGTCTAAGTGGCTCTGTGGGGACAGAGATTGATGAGCTTTTTATGGCAGTGACCTCATTACAGGATATAGCAGCTAAACTACAATCTCGTGTTTCATATAATGAAGCAATCATCGGCATGCCAGAACATATTGTTCTCAAAAATGACATGGGTGCAGAATACTCTCTTCATGTTAATGATGATGGTGACTTGTTGTTTGATGCATACACTCTTACAGGCTCAACATGCGATAGGCAGCTAGTGTCACTAGAATATTTAACTCTTAAAGCTCCAAACGGACAGCTATACGAACTAAGTGTTATGCCCAATGGTGGATTAACTTTTAACGTAAGTACTCGCCCTACTGGTAGCGAGTGTTAGATTGGTTTTTCAAAGTAGTAAGCACTCCCTGTTGTTAAAAGCTCTGCTTCTCGATGGTCAATAATTAAATTAATATACTTTTCGCTGTCTCCCTCTGGCCTCCATGCTAAGAGCAGCCTGTACTCGTCGTTATACCAGATCCAATCAAACTCGTTTCCAAGATTAGTTTCTCGCGAGAAAATACAATTGTAATGATTATTCGTTAAGCTGGTGACTAAACTGTCATGAAGTTCGTGTCCTGTATTTAATGTTAGGTTTTCTCCACAAAAAGCTAACTCATCTACACTTGACAGTTCTAAAAATATATATCCCTTCATTAGCTCTGTATCAACTTCTGCATCACACCACCAGAATGAACTTTCATTATCGTGGGATATCCACGAACAGTGCATTGGAAATAGAAGTTCTCCAAATTCATTTTCTTCTTCTATTTGCCCCCCACACCCTAGCATAAACATTAATATAAATAAATACTTGTACATTGTAACCCTATAGTAACTATGATAGCTGGATATTTTATTTGTTTAAATAACTTTGCAATTTTAAAAATATATGTTATTATGTGTTCAAATGATTCCTTGCTCCCTTAGTTTAATGGTTAGAATTCTGGGTTTTCATCCCGGCGGCAGCGGTTCGACTCCGCTAGGGAGTACCAAAAAAGTGAGGTGTAGTTCAACTGGCAGAGCGCCAGACTTTGAATCTGGTTGTTGCAGGTTCGAGTCCTGCCACCTCAACCATTCATCAGCCGGTATAGCTCAGTTGGTAGAGCAGTTGATTTGTAATCATCAGGTCCCGTGTTCGAATCATGGTGCCGGCACCATATAATATTATGAAACCACAAAACGATTTAGATATTTTAGATGAACTAGTAGTAGATACAATTCTATCAAATGTAAAACATGAGTTTGATGCCATAATTGGACAAATATATTTTCTTTATAGGAAACGAGATAATACATATTTTGTATCGATGGTTGAACCAGAATATTGGACAAAGTATAATTTTGATCTAATATCCCAGGTTAAATTCACTCATGAACAATCATGGATGAGCGTAGATGGAACGGGGATGTAGCTCAGTTGGGAGAGCAGCTGCCTTGCACGCAGCAGGTCGCAGGTTCGACTCCTGTCGTCTCCACCATTGTTTTCCTTTAAATAATCATATAAATAGACTATAATTATATTGGACGGGGTATGGCGCAGTCTGGCTAGCGCACTCGCTTTGGGAGCGAGGGGTCGTAGGTTCGAATCCTACTACCCCGACCATTTAATGAGAGACACCATTTTGGAAGCGTGTCCGAGAGGCCGAAGGAGCACGATTGGAAATCGTGTGTGGTTCATAGCTACCGTAGGTTCGAATCCTACCGCTTCCGCCATATATGGGATTTTATGGAGAATATTGAGTTAGTTATAGCAGCTTGTTCTTTTTTAATGTGCGTCATGATTATGATCGGCACATGGATTCGTTTTACACGTTATCATTTTACTATAGAAAATCTATGGTCTAGAATAGTTAGACTAGAAATGATTATGTCATATAATAATTTACACCCCCCAGAATGGGACATAGATTATTTAGAAGAACAGAGGCAAAGGTATTATCAATCCGACAATGTTGTCTATATAAACTATGATGAAGAACAATAATGCGGTGTAGCTCAATGGCAGAGCATTCGGCTGTTAACCGAAGGGTTGTAGGTTCGAATCCTACCGCCGCAGCCAAATTGAGATTAATAAAGAACGCATTGCTCGTCCGGACCTATATAGTAATAAGGAGCCCCTACGATGAGCGTCTTTAGAGAACACAAGTCTAACGTAGATAGAAGTGCTACAGATCGAAAACGACATAAAGAAAAAATTGAAAAAGCCATAAAGGAAAGCATCAAAGATGTTGTAGCCGAAGAAAGCATTATTGGTCAAAACGGGAAAAAGAAGATAAAAATACCGGTAAAGGGAATAAAAGAGTACCGGTTTGTTTATGGTAAAAATGATAAAAATAAAACAGTTGGATCCGCTGGTGACATTAATGTAAAAAAGGGGCAAAAGGTTGGTCGCTCTACAGCCAACAGAATTTCAAAAGGAAACAAACCATCAGATAAAGCTGGTGAAGAAAAGTACGAAGTAGAAATAAGTCTAGAAGAATTAGCTAGTTATCTGTTCGATAGCCTCCAGTTGCCGGAACTAGAAAAGAAAAGATTTAAATTTATAAATCAAGAGAAGTTAAGAAGAAAAGGACACAGGCTACAAGGCATAAGGTCCAGACTTTCAAAGAAAGAAACTCTTAAAAGAAAAATCAAACGAAAAAAGCAGGCAATTGCTGCAGGTACTCACGATCCGGACAGTGGTGAACGTTTTCCATTTCATAAAAATGACTTGAAATATCACCACGTTAAGCCTAAAAACAAAGAAAATACAGCGGCTGTTATATTTTTTATAATGGATGTGTCTGGTTCTATGGATCAGGACAAAAAGTTTCTAGCAAGAAGCTTTTGTTTCCTGTTATATCAGTTTATTAGACATAAGTATGAAAATGTTGAAGTTGTATTTATTGCACACACAACAAAAGCGAAACAAGTAAATGAAAATGAGTTTTTCACACGGATAACTTCCGGAGGAACAATTATGTCCTCAGCATTAGAGCTAGAAAAGGAACTAATTGAAAAACAATATCATCCAAGTTCTTGGAATATATACACTTTTTATGCTGGTGATGGTGAAAACTGGCCAAGTGATATTAGAAAATCTACAAATATATTAAATGAAATGAAACAGTTTAATCAACTAATTGCATACACTGAAATCACACCGTGGGATACCAATGGTTGGCAAGATCCAAACTGGCCAGATTCAATTACAAAAACACCATATCACGCTAGAAGGACAAATCACAATCCTATGGGTATATCAATGTGGGAAGAGCTAAAGTTAATAGAAGATTCAACGTTGAAACGAGTGAAGATAGTAAACACAGAATCAATCTGGCCAGCATTTTCTAGATTGTTTGGAGGAAAAACTGATGGATGAGTGGAACATCAAGGATCTAGAAGAGTGGGATAAAAAAATATGTGAATTAGGAGAGTCTTATGGGCTGGACTGGTTTGATATTGATTATGAGATAATTGACTATCATGAAATGATTGGCGCTATGTCCTATGTTGGTATGCCAACCCATTATCGCCATTGGTCTTTTGGAAAATTATTTGAGATAACGCATGCAAAATATACAATGGGGCAAACTGGCCTACCATACGAGATGATTATTAATTCAAATCCAAGCATCGCCTATCTAATGAAAGAAAACCCAATGAGCACACACTTGTTAACAATGTCTCACTGTGTCGGTCACAGTGATTTCTTTAAAAACAATAGGATGTTCAAGCACACTGATCCAGACAATGTAATATCTAAATTTAAATTAGGTTCAAAGAGAATACAACAATATCTTGAAGATCCATCAATAGGCGTCAACAAGGTAGAGAGAATAATTGATGCCTGCCATGCGATAAAATACCAGATTCCACGCACACCGGGAATCAAAAGAAGAAGCCAAGAGGAACTTAAGGGCATCTATGTGCAAAAAATGTTAGATTCTACGGATGGTATCTTTGATGATATAGATTTAGATAAGTTTCCCTTAGAAAGAGATTATAATTTATTAGCCTTCATTCGCGAAAACTCTAGAAATCTTAAAGATTGGGAGCGCGACGTTATTTCTATTGTTGAAGAAAATTCTAAATATTTCTTACCACAAGCGTATACTAAGATAATGAATGAGGGTTGGGCAGTCATGATGCATGAAAAGATTATGAAAGATTTGAATTTGCCCCATGCCTACCATTTGGCTTTTATAAAATTACATAATCAAGTTGTCAGGCCACACCTTGGTGGTGTTAACCCATATCACTTAGGATATACAATCTTTAAGAAGATCGAAGAAGAAAAAGGATTTGATGAATGCTTAATGGTGCGCGAGGTTCATAATGACGTAACATTTTTAAGAAAATATTTAGATGAGCAATTGGCTAGAGACTTGAATTTATTTGCCTTTTCTTACAAAAAGAAGCAAAATGTACACACTATAGATGATGTTTCTAACGAAGATGGGTGGGAGAACGTCCGCGATGCTCTAATTAGTACAGTAGGGTTAAACTCAGTACCGGTTGTGTATGTGGAGGAACTAATGAAAGATAACAGCTTGCACATCGTTCATGACCACGATGGTAGAGATTTAAATTTACAACATGGCCATAAAGTTTATGATCACATAAAAGAGTTATGGGGCGACAACGTGATATTTACAACAATAATTGAAGAGGAACTGTGGGAATTCTAAAATGAAAAAAACAACAAAATTTCTTAAAGAAATAGATAAACATAAGAGTCTCAAAAAGGCTGATAAATTTCAAGGTACTTTAGAAGATTATATTAACCTTTTGGAAGAAGATTCCTCTATTTGCAATTTAGCACATAAGAGGTTGTACGATGCGCTGTCCAGCTATGGTATTACAGCGATGAAAGAGTCTGACTCTAGATGCAATAAGCTTTTCGGAGGCGAACAGCTAAAAACATACGATTATTTTCAAGATAAGTTTTTTGGAATGGAACGATCTTTAGCAAAAATCATGCGGTTTTTGAGATCAGCATCGCTCAAAGGCGAAGAGAGTCGACAAGTTTTACTTCTTTTAGGCCCCGTTGGAGCCGGCAAGTCAGCACTAGTTGAGCATATTAAGCGCGCCTTAGAAGCCTCCGCGCCAATTTATCATATTGAAGGTTGTCCTATACAGGAGGAGCCTCTTCACTTGGTACCAAGAAGTTTAAGGGAAAAATTTCAAGAAATTTACGGCATAAAAATAGAGGGTGATCTGTGTCCGGTTTGCCGACACAATCTCTTAAATGAATATGGTGGCGATTATATGAAAGTACCTGTTGTACAAACAACCTTCTCTATTAGAGGCCGTCGAGGCGTTGGTGTTGTTCCACCAATGGATGCTAACACACAAGACACTTCCATACTTATTGGTACAGAAGACATATCTAAACTGGATCTATATCCAGAGGATGATCCTCGCGTATTAAGTCTTAATGGTGCTTTTAACGTTGGCAACCGCGGTATTGTAGAGTTTGTTGAGGTCTTCAAAAACGAAATTGAATTCTTACATACAATGATTACAGCAACACAGGAAAAAGCAATTCCATCTCCAGGCAAGCAAGCCATGATTTATTTTGATGGCGTGATTCTTTCACACTGCAATGAGGCTGAGTGGAATAAGTTTAAATCTGAACACACTAATGAAGCTATTTTAGATAGAATTGTACGAGTTAACGTACCGTATTGTTTAGAATATTCAGAAGAACAGAAAATCTATAAAAAACTTCTAGATGAGTCTGATTTTGAGTGCCACTTTGCCCCTCACACTTTAGAGTTTGCCTCTATGTTCGCGGTATTATCTCGCCTTAAGCCAACAAATAAGATCGATCTTCTTACAAAGATGAAGATGTATAATGGTGAAGAGATAATTGAAAAAGGTTCCGTTCGTAAAATTGATATCGAAGACCTCCGTGAAGAGGTGATAGACGAAGGTATGACAGGGATTTCCACTCGGTTTATTATGAAAGCAATCGACAACGCTCTTTCCGATTCAGAAAGGAACATGATTACTCCTATTTCCATTCGAGATTCTTTAGTTAAGCAAGTTAAAGAACAGATTGTAGATCAGGAAGCCAGAGAAAACTATTTGATTTTCTTACAGAAAGTTCTACACGAGGAATACTTAAGAATTCTAGAAAGAGAAATTACAAAAGCTTTTGTTTCTGCATATGATGAACAGGCAGAGTCTTTATTTAATAATTACTTAGATCATGCCGAGGCTTATGTGAATGCAACAAAGGTCAAGGATCGGGTTACAAAAGAAGAGATTAATCCGGATGAAAACTTCATGGTGTCAATTGAACAACAGATTGGCATCCAGGGTAGTGCTAAGGATAACTTTAGAAGTGATATCACAGCATATATGTTTGCAATGTTACGCCGCGGCGAAACTATTGACTGGAGGAGTTATGGCCCGCTTAGAGAGGCAATCGAAAACAAGCTAGTTGCTTCAGTCAAAGATATATCCCGCATTATTACAAAGAGTAAAAGCAGAGATAATAAGCAAAAAGGCAAATACAATGATATGGTTAGAACACTAATAGATGACTACGGCTATAGTGAGGATTCAGCCGCAGAAATTATTAAGTTTGCCGCTAACAATCTCTGGAGAGATTCATAAATATAAGTGATATATGACAAAAAAGATATATGTGTTAGATACTAGTGTCTATTTAACAAATGCTGAGTCGATTTTTTCTTTTGATGACAATGATATAATCATTCCTTTAAAAGTCTTAGAAGAAGTAGACAAGCACAAAAAGCGCCAAGATGGTGCTGGGTTAAATGCTAGAACTATAATTAGAATTTTAGATATTCTTAGAGAAAGTGGAAGCCTTTATGAAGGCGTGTCTCTCGGTAGAGAATATGGTACTGTCCGTGCTCGTGGGATAGAAACACTACACACAGAGGAATTCCCAGTAGATCTAAATTTACAAATTCCAGATCATATGATTATTGCAACGGCTTTGTCGGAAAAAATTGATAATCCCGAAAAGCAGGTAATCATGGTTACTAGGGATATCAACATGAGGGTTATATGCGACTCTTTGGGCCTATTGTGTGAAGATTTTGTTGATAACAAGATTGTTAAAAGTGGCGACAGTATTTTTACTGGTCACTTAACACACACGATTGCAGATTGTGAAATAGAAGCATTATATGCAAATGATGATATATATTTGGATCCCTCCGAAATTGACTTGCAACCAAATCAATTTGTAATGTTGACATCAGATTTAAATCCGAAGAAAACTGTTTTGACAAGATTTTCTAACTATGTTACCCCACTAAAGAGAGTTGTGGCGTTTAAGAATGGTGTGTGGGGAGTCCGAGCTAGAAATAAAGAGCAAGCATATGCATTAGATCTGCTAATGAATCCAGATATATCATTAGTGACTTTGATAGGTAAAGCCGGCTCCGGTAAAACTCTTTGTGCTATAGCTGCCGGCATTCAGCAGATATTAGATATTCCATCCGATGGGAAAGAACCAAGGTATACCAGAATGATAGTCTCAAGACCAGTTCAACCGCTGGGGAAGGATATTGGCTTTTTACCTGGCACTATGGAAGAAAAGATGCATCCGTGGCTGATGCCAATTCAAGATAATTTACAATTCTTAATGGGTAATGATAAAGCTACGTTAGAAATGTACATGGAAAACGGTACAATAGAGATAGAGGCTTTGACATATATTCGTGGACGCTCCATCGCGAACGCTTTTATTATAATTGATGAAGCTCAAAACTTAACAACTCACGAATTAAAGACTATCATTACAAGAGTTGGTGAAGGAACTAAGATTGTGTTGACGGGAGATGTTGAGCAGATTGACAATACTTATATTGATGCCACAACTAACGGGCTAACACACGCTGTTGAAAAATTCAAAGAAACTGACCTAGCTGGTCACATTACTTTGTCCAAGGGCGAAAGATCAAAAGTTGCGACACTAGCAGCAAAAATTTTATAGGGGAAAAAATGAGTTTAGGCGAAAATCCAACCTTAAATGAGGTTGTAGAAAAAAATACCCAACTTAAAGAGTTGGTAGTCAATTATGTTGGCAATGCGCATAATCCAGAAAGTGGTGAAGTTACAGTCGAGATGATTGTTGAAACAATGGCAAAAGAATTCCCAGAGTTTTTAATGGTTATTGCAGAGGAAAATTGGATTAGAGGATATCATCAGGCTTTAAATGATGTTGAGCATGGTGAAAAATTAGCAAAAGAAGGCCAAACTACTGCTACTGAACAGGGATCGGCCCACGCGCAACTTTCTGCCTTGGCAGAAAATAAGCAGAGTTCAACAACGGCAACAGAATAATGAGAGATTTCGTCAAAGAGTCAGCTACAAAACAGCGGCGGGAATATCACTTGTATGATGATATTACCATGCTAGTGAAAGATTTTCCAGACTCTGACGAAATTGACTTATTATCCTTTATATCAGAAGTTGAATCAGTAATACCTCGTCATTATTTTAATAATATTGATGTCGTCTATATTGGAGATTTTGATGATTTAAGCGGGCGTAATGCTGCTTATTTAGATGGTGCAATATACATGACTAATTCTGAGCCAACTATTTTTGATATGCTGGAAAATATTGTTCACGAAGTTGCGCACTCTCTAGAGGCACCCTACAGTGACGTTATTTATGCTGATGGTAAAATTGCAAATGAATTTTTAGGTAAACGTAGAAGACTGCAGTCAATATTAGAGCAAGAGGGATATGATATCCCAGCCAGTTACTATGAGAATGTTGAGTATGATGAATCTTTTGATCATTTTTTAATGGATACGGTTGGATACCCTCTTTTAACTTCCTTAACGATGGGCCTGTTTATAAATCCATATGCAGCTACATCACTGAGAGAGTATTTTGCTTCTGGGTTTGAAAGCTTTTATCTTTTAGAATCGGACGATGTTAAGAAAATAAGTCCTCAGCTTTCTCTTAAAATCAACTATTTACATAAATTGGGAGAGTAAAATGTTAAAATTTTTTAGTGAATTAAAGAAAGAACTGTCTTTAGACGATACAACAAATTTATTAACCGCAACGGTTAAGGTACCTAAAAAGACAAGAAGGAACTCTTTGATCCACGTTAAAGAAAAAACAGTTAGGACTTGGGTTGAAGGTTCTGGCTACAATATTGTAAATGTTGTTAAACACAATCATATCGATAATAGCCAGGATGTATCAGATAATACTTGGGTTTTTGAGGTCGAAAAATTAATTGAAGCTACAACGGAACAAACAAAAAATAAAAAAGTAGTTGACAATTCTGAATCGGAGGATATAATAGAGAGTAAGCCGGTTCAACGACAGAAAAAAACTCGCACCACGAGAAAGACAAAATCGAATACGAGCCGCAGAAATGAGGATTAGTGTCTGCAAGAGCGCATATATCTTTTAGTGAGCTAAAGGATTGGAAATTTTGTCCGTTTTATCATAACCTAGTTTGGGTACAAAAACTAAAATCATTTGAGGGTAATGAATATACTGCCTTTGGTACTGCTAT